CTGGGGTTGTTCTTCTGCTTTTTGCTGGGGTTGTTCTTCTGCTTTTTGTTGGGGTTGTTCTGCTGATGTAGTACAAGTAAATATACTTTTCGATTTGTCTCTATTTTGTCCACAGTTAATAAATGCTTTAAATTGTGCTTCAGATAAATCCTCACCTCCTCCAGTTTGTTGAGAATCCGAATCTGAATCTGAATCTGAATCTGGGCGTTCGTTTTGTAGAAATGTAGTCCAAATAGAATGAAATATTTGTGTATTGCTGGATTTAGAAGTGATATCAGAATTAACATCAAATGCTCCTCGTAATTCCTCTACGGTAAGCGGTTCAGTAAATCCAAGAGCTGCTCTAGCTCTAGTCGCATTACCGTTTGTTGTATCTGTTAAAAATGTGATTAATTTAGCTCGTGATAGAGAACCTGATTTATTTGTTATAGCATTCCAGATTTCGGTCATTTGTTCTTCCGATAATTTATCATTTACTGCACTAGGTGATTTCCCAATTATATTTGACGGTTCTTCTTGCTGATCCGATATTAAAGCCGATAATTTATCACTAGGGACAGGTGTTTGGTCTAATGACTGTTCCATAGACATAGTATTCGGAGTCTGAGTTTGAGTCTGAGGCTGAAGCTTGTTTGTTGGATACTCTGGTTCAGGAACTAGCACTTTAGGTACTTGGTCTTTCGGAATTAATAATGTAAAATGCTTACCTTCTAGATGAATATGAAGAATATTTGGTTCATTCACGATAGTAGATGGATCAATGATAGTAGCACCATTTTTATAATATTCAAACTCGACCTTTCCGTTAGATAATGCATTGTTCTCCTTTTCATTATTATAAACAGCAACCGTAAGATTAAATAGTTTAGTCAATAATAGTAGTTCTTCCGTTTCTCCCCATCCACTTTCAGGTGCACCCTGTGTTGCATCGCGATTTTTATTCAAAATTCTATTAATACTGTTATAAATTTGTTTGTACCCCCCCATAGCGTCAGATAGTTTATTGCCTTCATTTTTGGGTGTAGCACTACTCATAATCTTACAAACATATGTAGCCAATACTTCTCTCAAGTTACCAATATAACTAGGTACTTTCCCGTCTTCGCTAATTGTTTTTGGCGACCACCCTACTATATTTTTATTTTTAAAATTGCCAGATTCTGTGTATAATAGGCCAACTACAATAGATTCATAAAGACAGTCTCCGTTTCCAGTTATAGGATACACTTTAAATATCTTCTTACCAATAGTGATATCGGCGAGAGTGTTCCATTGTTTAGAGACATCGTCTTGAATATTGTTTTGAACAGTTATAATAGTGTCGGTTATTGTAGTCTGATTGTCTGGAAGTGGTTTTATGTCAGAGCAAATACTCTTTATTTTATTTTTATAGTCTAATTTTTTATCGTTTTTGTTACCATCTGCACCTCCTATATACACTTTCAGTGTTCTCCCTTTAATATTTCCCCTTTTCATTTTTTTCCGCTTTGTTGCAACCATTCGGGGCTTACTATTGCTAGATCGTTTACTATATTTTTTCCTAGTCATATTTCCTACCTTCTTGATTTTATATTTTTTATCAGTCAGTTTCATGTATATACTACTTTAAGAAAAAGTATTAGGTTGTTTTTATTTTATTAACTTATATTAATATGGTTGTAAACATTAGTTGTGGGAATTCTACAGCACCGGTAAATATTGATAAAAATAAAGTAATAGGCCCTTGTTTATTAAAATGCGACTATAGGCATAGTTATGGAATATATACACCAAATATCAAAAATAATGACAATTATTTATCCTTAAACTATTCTGGAAAAAGTAACCCGGTTAAATTCAATGATGTAAATTATCAAGTTCAAGAGATTAGAATGTATCGTCCCTCGTTACACACTTATGGGAATAAGCGTGCCGATGGTGAAATATTAATCATCCACGGTGGTTCTGGTAAAAATTTGATTGTAAGTGTACCATTTATGGTTGGTGGTAAAACAGACAAAGGCTCTACACAACTATCATCTGTGTTATCAGAGGCAATTAAAAGAGCTCCTACCAAGGGATCAGCAGTTACTCTTTCATTAGGCGATTTTTCACTTGATAATTTTATTCCCAGTAAAAGAGGATTTTTCTCATATAACGGAACATTACCATACAAACCCTGTAATGGAGCTTATTCGTATGTAGTTTACTCCATCGACGATGCTTTAAATATATCTAGCAAAGTATTTGATTCACTAAAAAAAACAATCACAGATACTTCTGTAGATATAAAATCTAACAATTATTTTTACAACAAGAATGGCTCTAATGTTTCGTCCGGTGAGAATGACGATATTTATATAGACTGTCAACCTGTAGGTGAAGATGGACAAGTGTTAGTGAATGAGACGATTACTGGAAAATCATTGACGTCTGGCGGAAATATGAATGTCAACATGGAAGAGATTGAACCATTCTTATATGTAATCGGAGGTCTAATACTTGCCCTTGGAATATCATATGGCGTAAATCACTTATTTAAAAAATTCAAAAAGGATCAGTGAACTAGTATTATCTAACAATTATTTTATGAAGTACCGTGATTGTATTTCATAAAATATAACAAGTGAATCGTTACTATTTGTAATGTATAAGATCTAAGGAATATAAGTTAGATTACATAACGGAAGATGTATTCATTAAGTCCATAGCACCGTGAGTATCATCTGCTGCCGGCTTATATTCAATATGACTGGGACCAGACGATTCTACTAAAGGGGCCATTTGTCTAACGACCTCTTCTTCTAAAGTGATGGGGAATTGATTGAACGCAGATAAATGCCTTCCTTTTTTCATTTCACTGGGTAAATATCTGCTAATAGCAGCAGAGCCGGTTGTGACGCTCGAACGTTGAATTAATTCATATGCGGCAAATAATGCAACAACACCAATTACTGGATGTGTATTTGCAAATATAGCGAGTGCCATTAATACGACTACTATATTGCCATAAACTGTGTCAACGAGTGCTGCCATCTTTGGGTGTGTTTTAATATTTAAAACAATATATACGATAAATACCACTAATAATGCAGTATGGGGATGTTTGGCTTTCTTAAGTAAAGATTTATAGGATTCCATATATCATATTATTATATTTTTTATTTCAGCAAGTGCATTTTCTAAATATTATTAAAAATTGATTAAATATAATTGCAGCAGTTATTATATACATTAGAAATGAGTTACCTGGGGAAAAAAGGGTATTCTATTTATAAAAAAGATCTTAGTGATAAAGAACAAGCATACATACGAAAAGAATTAACCGTGAAAGCGTATCTGCCTAAATCACCGATACAACCTGAACCATTTCCAGTATATAGAGAATCGCCGCAAAAGTTTTATGTACCTAGACATTTCGGCGTGGATACTTTTGGGGACATTCAAACCAATAAACTATCGCTAGGAGAGGATATAGATTTGGAATTTAATGGAGACTTGAGGGAGTATCAGGTAAATATTGTTAATAAATATATAACGGCAGTCGGTGAAAGTGGTGGTGGATTGTTAGATGTTGACCCTGGCAAAGGAAAAACAGTAATGGCACTTAATATTATTTCAAAAATAAAGAAAAAGACATTGGTCATCGTACACAAGTCCTTCTTATTGAATCAATGGATCGAGCGAATCACACAATTCTTGCCAGATGCACGTGTTGGAAAGATTCAAGGACAAATTGTTGATATTGAAGGTAAAGACATTGTGATTGGTATGTTACAGTCACTCAGCCAAAAAGAATACCCCGAAGATTTATTTGATTCATTTGGATTATCTGTTTACGACGAAACACATCATTTAGGTGCAGAGGTGTTTAGTAAATCAATGATGAAATGTATTACTAACTATACACTAGGTTTATCCGGAACAATGCAGAGAAAAGACGGATTAACCAAAGTATTTAAAATGTTTTTAGGTGGCATTATACACAAAGAAAAAAGCAATACGAGTGAGCACAAGGTGATTGTCAAGGCGATTCATTATAGTACGAATGATGAAGAATTTAATGAAATCAAATATGATTATAGGGGTAATCCATTATACAGTACTATGATTTCGAAATTATGTAATTACAATCATCGGTCAGAGTTCATTTTAAATATAGTCAAAAATGAATTAGCTCAAAATAATGAGCAACAAATTATGATTCTTGCTCACAATAAAACACTCATCACGTATCTATACAAAGCGATTGAACATAGAAATATTGGCACAGTCGGGTATTATATTGGGGGTATGAAAGAAGAGCAATTAAAGGAGAGTGAAAATAAAAAAATTATAATTGCCACTTATGCGATGGCATCTGAAGGATTAGATATTAAAACACTAACTACCTTGATTATGGCATCACCCAAAACGGATGTGTGTCAGTCGGTGGGTAGAATTCTTAGAACGAAACACACTAGTCCGTTGGTTGTGGATATCATTGATAAACACGACATATTTGTAAAACAATGGCAAAAAAGACGACAATATTATATGAAACAAAAATATAATATCATTTCTACTGACAATTCTAATTATGCCAATAATGTATGGGATACGGTGTATAATCCTGACAAGGGAGAAGAAAGTATTAAAAAAATTAAAAAAAAAGATGAACCGTTAAAAGGTGTATGTTTGATCAAACTTCCATAAAATATATATTTATCAATGTGACTATAACTATAACTTAATAAAAAATATTTATACATTTTTATTATACGGAGGTGTATCTCCTGTATGTTTCCAAGAATTCATACAATCATTTTTTGGCGTGAACGGGGGAGGAGACGCTAGTGCTGAGTCACTACTCTTTAAATCTCCACCTAGAGAATACGAAGGTGTACTGGCTACATTAGACAAGTATTGACTATAACCACCCTTCTGCTTTCTTTTGGCAGTCTTTCCCTTCTTGGCAGTCTTCTTTCCCTTCTTGGCACTCTTCTTGACACTCTTCTTGGCACTCTTCTTGGCACTCTTCTTGGCACTCTTCTTGACACTCTTCTTTCCTTTCTTGGAACTCTTTCTTTTGCCACCACATTGACTATTTAATGCGCGAGTAATAGGTGGATATCCAGATCCAGCAAATGTAGAAAGATCTTCTCCTTCACTGGGTTTATACGAATAAAAAGGATTTCCCCCTTCTCCAAAACTTCCACCCAATTGGGAGGTAGAAGAAGAAGATGCACCCATATTAGTATCTGAAGGTGCACCCACATTTTCATATTTATCGTGATCCATTAAATAACCACCGTAGTTAGATTCGAATGATTGGTTTTTCGAAAATCCATATCCACCTCCTCTGTATTTTCTTCTGGATTTGCGACCCTTTTTATGTTTTTTCCCCCCGACCTTTACCATTTCATACATACCAGTTCCATTTAATGCATCTGCGCTGGTGACAGAACCACCGCATCCAGTAACAGCCCCTTCACTACTAGAGTAACCAGGGTTCGAAAAATGGGAATTTTGAGAATTAACTAATCCTGCTTGAGCAATAATTGACATATATATATACTTTGCATAAAAAAGAATACAAATATTCTATAATCCTACTACTATACTTCAAACTATATTCTAGACATATCTGTCTTGTTTACAATCCTACATTTATCATTCACTTTGATTGGAATATATTTATTCAATCGTTTATTAAATATACATTCCATATGAACGCATTTGTCTAATTTTACAAATTTATCTTCGTTAATATTTTCGAATTCGTCTTCATCGTCGCTTTCTTCTAAAGCATCAAGATTGTCATTTTCTTTAATATTTCTAAATATAGAATTCATCATTTTACTTGTTTTAAAATCAGGTATAGCCGCCATATCGTATGATTCTAATTCTCCATATCGATTCGAGTAATACAAATAATAGACATCATTTTGAATATCGGGTTTTACTGCAAAAACGACAGTTTTCTCTCCAATATCAAAGTCTTTATACAATGTACTATTGTATGTATGTGTCACGGCATTCTTGTTTCTATTTTGGATACAATAGGTAACATACGGTAGATTTTTACAAATGATCATTGCTTCTTGTAAGTCCGAAGTAATAATCGGCAACCCTAATGCAATTCCATTTGTGGTGACAATAGACGATTTTATCTCCGTATTTAATATATTATTAATAAGAGTCAACTTATTACACTCGGTCATATGCTCTACAGTTTTGCCTTTATAATAATGAATATTTTCGATTGAAAAATATCTCCGTGTATCAATCGAAAACAATGTTCCATAAAAAATGGTACCGAGTACTATTGCCTTTTCAAATATCTGTGGGACAATGAATACATCGCGAATATTTCGTTGCATCCCCGAATTGATCTCAAGGAATATACATACTTTTTTATCCTCAAAATAAGTAAACCATACTAAATGTTTTTTTCCTTTGGGAATGATGGTATACAAGTCACTGAAAACTTTCTTATGGGTATTTTCGTAAGAAAGTTTTAATTTAGGCAATCGCTTTAATAAGTTATTTTTATCTTCTCGTGTCAACTTCATTACTATGTATCATTACATATCTTTAAATAGATTGTATTATAGTTAGAATGTGGAGTAACTTCCAGAAAAATGGTTTCCTGGGGGGGTTTCCCCCGATAAATTACTCAAGGGTACTAAATTATCCACGGGTAATACGTCACTTGGCACTGCTTTCTCTTTTCCCGAACTAAGTTCTTTTAGATAATTTTTCAGTTCGTTCTTCATATTTTCATTTGACTCCATGGATATTTTCGGAGTCTCTACAATTATGTTTGTTTCTTTCATCGTGTCAAATAATTCTTCATATTGTTTGATTGGTTTATTTACTAAATCTTTCACTTTTGGAATCGTAAGATTTGTCTTAAAAAAGGTAAACAAGTAATGAACCAATACAATGAGTATTAAGGATATTACACTTATTTGAATGATCCAAGGCAACATAATATTATATATTAGTTATAAAGTTTTAGAAGCGATAAAAACGTAATCATTTCTTCTTTGATTGAATGAGTAATGGACGTTTCGTCTGTGTGAAAATGAAACGACTTGTTGTTTTCGATATATAATGTAAGCAAGCTGTTTTGATGCAGTTTGTATTTATCAACAGTTATTTTCTTATATTCAAGGTTTATTGGGATATACATACTTTCCGCCCTTTTAACGTCTTCATTTTTAATAGCGAAATGTATACTGTCGGTTAATGCATAAGTAGTGATTGTTGGAAAATATTTCATTTTATAAATTTTATCATAAATAATTTCATAAATAAAATCGTTACTCTCAAATTGCAGCTTTTGAAACGACTTTACATAGTATGGCTGGATAGTAGGTGTATGTAAAAATTTGTTTTCTAATGGTGTAATAAGCATATTATATTATATACAGTAAACCATTTAAACCTATTGTGCAAAACAATAGTAGTATGGTAAATGTTATTATTATTGATAAAACTGGAGAACTGAAAGTATGCAAGATGAATAATGAAAACGAAATGAACGAAGAATTGTATAAGAAATGTAAGTTTAAAAAACCCGACAATTTTGAAAAGAGACATACATGGAATAGTAAGAAAGACAAATATTCTTTCAAATCAGTTTCCGTATTTGCCAGAGATACAGGTAAAGCAACTACTGAAAATAAATATGATTTCCCTCCCCCGGTCGACAATATCCTGTATTTTGGGTGTGTTGCTCTCGTAGCTTCTGACGAAAGTGGAATTGTCGATTTGTCTGTAGAAGAATGGGAGAAGTTTTATGAAGAGTTATTTGGAGGATTTGAGAATTTGGCAGACACGGCCAAAGAGGACGAGGAAGAAGAAGACGAACTTGAAAATGTACCAAGTGAATTGAAAACAAAAAGTGGGTATTTGAAGGACGACTTTGTGGTAGACGATAATCTAGTCGAGAATTGTTCTGGTACAAATAGTGGCGATGAGGGTACGTGGGACGATACATCGTGTGAGTTGGAATATGAAGAATATTCTTATAGTGACGAGGATTAGAATAAAAAATACAATATTCGTTACAATAAATACATCGTAAAATATATATTACATTTCGAATATGTATTTTACCAGAAAGGTATAATTTTCCTAGTTCTTTGAATAAATTCGCCCATATGACTCGTTTTGATCTCTCTGTTTTTACACACGGTTGTTTGTGGATCTATTTTACAATCAATGCGCTCCCGATACATTCTATCGATCGCGTGTAGATGATATGTATTTTTGTTATCAGCCGAGTATGGAAAGAACTTTCGATTCATTGGTATAAAATCTTTCACAAGTGTGTTGCTACAAGGAATAGACAGGGTTTCATTACAGTGTGCAATTTGTACAAATATATCTAAAATTTCTTCCCTCTGAAAAACTGTTTTTTTTTCAATTTCACAAAAGAATATATCGGTTACTTGCTTCATTGTCATATTTCCGTCTATAGTTACACAAATTTGTGCACTGGCAGTAGTATGTAATTCGAATGTATAACTCATATTATGGATTGCGAGATGTAGGTAGTAAGATTGACTTAATAGATATATTATTATCAAATATTGATTATGAATTAGATGATTCAATTTTAAATCTTCAAAGGTGTATTTGTAAAAAAATTGATTAAATGTATTTGATTATATTATAATTAAATTGAAAATATGCGTAAAATTGAAAATCCCGCAGAATTTCGCAGTAATATTGTTATTAAATTAAATGATTTGCTGCAAGACAGCGAATCATGTAAAAATTTAGAAAAGGGTATTTATAATTACTCGCTTGACCATGCAACGAAATTAAATGTGGTAAAAAAATGGGATAATATTTATTTTGTAAAAATTTACTTAGATCGAATCAGAACTGTTTACACAAATCTGAAAGCTACTACTCTACAAGATCGGATCAAATCAAAAAAAATGAAAGTCCATAAATTAGCATTTATGACACATCAAGAAATGCAACCAGATAAATGGAATGCACTAATTGAAGAAAAAAAGATTCGAGACGAAAATAAATACGAGCCTAAAATCGAAGCATCTACCGACGATTTTACTTGTTGGAAATGTAAGTCAAAGAAATGTACTTATTATCAATTGCAAACACGATCTGCAGATGAACCAATGACCACATTTGTTAGTTGTTTAGAATGCGGTAATAGATGGAAGTGTTAACTGTTAAGTATGTAAAAAGTAAAATGTAAAACAATCTTATTCTTGTTTTTTATCGATATAATCAAATAATACAAACAATTCATCAAAGTGGAGTATGTGTAATATTTTTTTAAAATTGCCAAGAATCATCAATACACCGAATGCAAATAAGTACTCTTGTGATTTACTATCAATGCATATTTTTCCTTTATGGTGAAATATATACACTAATATCAACCCCATCATAATATTGTAACCTATATGTAACATTTCTTCTGTTAACGAAAATACAGTATCCGTTGCGTTACCAGGAGAATATGCGTAATATTTTTTGCTTATAAAATGAGACGCTAGTATGAAAACCCAAATAAATTTAACTAATACTGCAAGTGGTAATATTTTGTTTAAAAAATTATCGTCTGCGAGAATTGTTTTTAATCTCATCGTATTATTATACAATATAAAAATATTTTTATATTGTATAATTGTTTCAAAATCGGCGTTTTACATCATTCAATAGTGGAATGGTTTAAATAACTTCGAGATCTTTTAAATGCCAATATTCAGAAGTATTATTGGGCAAAGGTCTTCGAATAATAACAGGGATCTTTTTCTCTTCCAATTCTTTTAACGCGATTAAATAGCCATCGATAATTGGTGCATTCATCGTAATCATTGGTTTCGCGCCATTATTCAATTGTTTCGCTCTGACGCCTAGAATTTTTGTCTTTTCAAACTTGGTCAATATAGGGACAGTTTTATGTAAATCATCGACAATGATATTGTCTTTATTACGTTGGACCTTTGCTAAATTATAAATTTCATCATAGTTGTTGATTTGAGATTCGGGATGAAAATTCATAATATAGTTTTCACGAATTTCCGAGTCAAACTTCTGTAAATAATCGTCGTCGTCATCATCATCATCGGATTCATAATCGGAATCGTTTTTCTCAAATACAGTTGGGATTTCAATTGTAGTTTCTAGCATTTTTTCACTAGCATTCGTTTTTTTCGATGACTTATTTACTGCTTTTGCAAGAAGAGGTTTTTTCACTTTATCATTATCTACTTCTGGGTCTATGCTAAAATCACTATCATTTCCATCGTCCAAGTCATCGTCCAAGTCATCGTCCAAGTCATCGTCCAAGTCATCCTCCACTTCATCATCCTCCACTTCATCATCCTCCACTTCACCATCCTCCACTTCACCATCCTCCACTTCACCATCTAATTCATTTTTTTTTTTAGTAAATGTTGGCTTTCCTACAGAGACATCATCGTCAGACATA